TCAGCATTCTAATTGGTCAGCTTGTCGTGATGAATCTGGTTTTCATTGGTGCAGGACTCAAATGGATTGAATACAGTCAGTGGCAACTCGACCTATACATGACAGGGACGCTGTTAGAAGTCTTTGGTATCGTATTAATTATTACAAAAAACCTATTCCCAAATAGCGAAAAAGCTAAGTCTTAACCCATTTCTAAACCCCATTAAAAGAAATCCCCACCCCTAAACCCTAAACTACCTCCTAACCACAGGAGGTTTTTTATGTTCAAACAACGAATTTCTGCTGTTTACACAGCAATCATCGGCACCCGCATGTTGTCGTGGTTAGCCATCAGTATAGCACTCACAGCTGCCATTTACCTTGTTGCCCCGCATCAACTGCAAGTAACACTGTACAAGCTATCACTCATCACCACCGCCGCATGGCTTGGTTACTGGATCGACCGCAGCCTCTTCCCTTATGCGCGACCCGATGTCATCGGTAATGCTATGGAAGATGCCAAAATCCACACTACCGAAGCCGTCCATGAAATGAACCATGCCGCCATGCGTCGCGCGATCATTATTGCCGCTTGTGTGATTGGCGCAGCCTTGGGTGCTTAAGTCATGAAAAAGACGTTTAACCCACCACAAAAAGCCATTGCCCAGTTACTGCTGGGTTTTGTCGGGGTGATGATCATCTGTAATTTGTTATCATTGGTTGCCTTTGCCTTTGCCGATGGCATCCCAGCCGATGCCAATCAATACAAACGCCAGCTCATCCAACAATCTCACTTCGCCTGGGGACTCAATGCCCCCGTCGCAACCTTTGCCGCGCAAATTCACCAAGAATCTGGCTGGAATCCCAATGCGAAAAGCAATGTTGGTGCGCAAGGTCTCGTACAGTTTATGCCTTCAACCGCTAAATGGATTGCAGGCGCTTATCCCGATACGCTTAGTGACAATCAACCCCACAACCCAACCTGGGCATTGCGTGCCTTAGTCACCTACGACAAATGGCTATTTGACCGCACTAATGCCACTAATAGCTGCAACCACTTTGCCAAAGTCCTATCCGCCTACAACGGCGGTTTAGGCTGGTTATATAAAGATGAAAACCTAACCAAGCGTAATGGTGATGACGTCAGCTACTGGTGGAACAGTGTCGAAAAATACAACTCAGGTCGAAGTGCCGCCAATTTCAAAGAAAACCGCGACTATCCCCAACGCATCCTAACCCGTCACGAACCCGCTTACATTCAAGCAGGCTGGGGACAAGGGGCGTGTCATGAATAGCGTCATCTTTGCACTGGTATGCACCATTGTTTTTTCCTATGGTACATACAGCTATCAAGCCAACAAGTATCGGGCAATCATTAGCGAGCTAAACAGCCAACACCAGCAAGAAAAAGCCCAACTCAACCAACTGGCTGCCGAGCAAATCAATGCCGCCGCTCAAGCGTACATAGCGCAGCAACAGCAAGCCAACAGCGCAGCCGCCGAGTTAGAGCAAGTCAAAGCCAAGCTAACCAATACCGCCAAAACCCTACAACAAAGGAATCAAGCCAATGCCAAGCTTAAACCTAGCAACCCTAATGCTGCTATTTGTCTTAGCGACACTGACATCAGCCTGTACAACGACGCCATCACCTTTGATCGTCTCCCCATGCTACCCGCCGCAGTACCCAGCCAACTTACTGCACCGCCCACTACCTCCGACCTTATTGCCAACCACATCGACAACAGCCTCAGATGCACCGCCATCGAAGCCCAACTCAACCAACTCATTACCGTGATTGAACAAAAACAAAACAAGGAAACCCCATGAATATCGACATCAATATCGGCACGGTGCTACTGGTTGGCTTCCAAATGCTACTCGCCTTATTGGGCTGGTTCGCCTTGCGTTCCGTTAAAGGCATCGACGACCAACTACAAGGTATCAACAAAAAAGTCGACAACACCAATACCGAAATTCACCGCCTAGACAAAGACCTAATGAGCTTAAAAGCCGAACTGCCACGCGACTACACCCGACGTGAAGATTTCATTCGGACGATCGGTGGCATCGATGTCAAAATCGACAACGTCCTACTCAACCAACAGCGTCTGCTCAATATCAATACAGGAGTTAAAGCATGAATAACATCCCAGCCATGATGGCAAAAGAACGCCGTGAATCCATTCGCTGGCATATCCTATCTCTGTCTAACTTCAGCCGTCCGATGGGTATCAATACCAGCACATTGCACAACGTCATCAAAGGGACTTATCAAGATTTAAGCCACTTAGAAGTGCGTCAAGAAGTGGACTACTTAGAAAAACGTGATCTGGTCATCATCGAAAAAGACCCACTCGATAACTGGTTCGTTAAGCTCACCCGTCACGGTATCGACGTGGTCGAAAATACCGTTCATGTCGAGCCTGGCATTAATCGCCCACTATTAAGTCAGGTGTAATCATGTCCAAGCGCAGTAGCATCAATACACTACCGCCAGCGGTCAAAGCATGGTTAGATCAAGCCCTCATCGAGGGCAACTTCTCAGGCTACCAAGCGTTAGAGCAAACCCTACGAGAGCAAGGCTATGCCATCAGCAAAAGCAGCATTCACCGCTATGGTCAAGACTTCGAACAGCGCATGCAAAACCTCAAAATCGCCACCGAACAAGCCAAAGCCATCGTTGGCAGCTTAGACGATCAAGAAGATGCTATGTCAGAAGCACTCATGCGCTTAACGCAAGAGAAGCTGTTCACCATCCTCAATCAAACGATCATCAATGCCGATGATGACTACGACATTACCAAGGTCGCTAAAGCTGCTGCAGAAATCAGCCGTGCCAGCACTAATACCAAAAAATATGCCCGTCAAATCCGCGAAGAAGAGCGACGCAAAACCCTAGAAGAAGCCGCCAGCACCGCCGAAGCCAGCATGAAGCAGCAAGGCTTATCAGCCAACGCCATCGACGCCATCAAACGCGACATCTTAGGTATCTTGGTATGACCGATCAATACAACGAAAAAGAAGTCCTGCTGCCATACCAAAAAGCATGGATTAGCGACACTTCCCAGCTCAAAATTGCCGAAAAATCCCGCCGTACAGGCTTAACCTGGGGCGAAGCCGCCGATGCCGTACTCGCCGCCAGTGCCGATAAAACCGCTGGTGGTACCGACCATTTTTACGTTGGCTCAAACAAAGAAATGGCGGTAGAGTTCATCGACGCTTGTGCCATGTGGGCTAAGGCATTTAACAAAGCTGCCAGCCAAATTTCAGAGGATATTTTCAAAGACGAAAACAAAGACATCCTCACCTTTACCATCTACTTCACCAGTGGATTCAAGATTCAGGCATTAAGCTCCAACCCAACCAATATGCGCGGTCGTCAGGGCAATGTCACCATCGACGAAGCCGCCTTTCACGACCGACTTAGCGAAGTACTCAAAGCCGCACTGGCACTCACCATGTGGGGCGCAAAAGTGCGCATCATCTCCACCCACAACGGCGTTGATAACCTATTTAATGAACTCATCACCGACAGCCGAGCAGGTAAAAAAGACTATTCAGTTCACCGCATCACCCTAGACGACGCCTGCGAGCAAGGCTTATACAAACGAATTTGCCAAGTATCAGGTAAAACCTGGTCACAAGCCGCTGAAGACCAATGGAAAGCAGGTCTACTTAAAAACACCGCAACGCCTGAAGATGCTCAGGAAGAATACTACTGCGTACCCAAACAAGGCGGCGGGGCTTACATCAACCGCTTACTCATTGAAAGCCGTATGGTAGATGCGCCTGTTATTCGTTACACAGGCACAGAAGCATTCAACACCTGGCCAGAGCATATCCGAATGCCCGAAATTGACGACTGGTGCAAAGAAACCCTATTACCACACTTACTCAAGCTACCATCAAATCTTATGCACGCCTTTGGTGAAGACTTTGCCCGTAGCGGCGACTTAACCGTCATAGCCCCCGTAACCATCGAGCAAAACCTTGTTAGGACAGTGCCGTTTTTGGTTGAACTCAAAAACCTACCATTCAAAAACCAAGAACAAATCCTGTTCTACATCGCCGACCGCTTACCTCGCTTAATCGGCGGTAAACTCGATGCCCGTGGCAACGGTCAATACCTTGCCGAACAAGCCAAATTCAAATACGGCTCAGGGCGAATCGAAGAGGTTATGCTCTCACAAAGCTGGTACCTATCCAACATGCCCAAACTCAAAGCCGCGTTTGAAGACGACACCATTCGCATCCCCCGTGATGCCGATGTGCTCTCCGACATCCGCGCCATTCAAGTGATTAACGGCATCCCCAAAATTCCCGACGGCAAAACCGACGAAGCCAAACAACGCCACGGCGATGCCGCCATTGCCATTGCACTGGCTTACGTTGCCAGTCAAATGGACTACAGAGAATACGCTTATGAGCCTGTCACCGCAGCCAATTTTCAACGCAACGATGACGACATTAACCTAGGATTCAGAGGACGAGATTTATTATGAAACTCAAACTCGTTGACCCACAAGGCAACCCCATCCAAACCGAAGAGCTCACCACAGAGCACGCAGCACCCAGCGTATTCGGCTTGCGCCAAGCATGGTTTGAAAGCGGCATCAGCGCAGGACTAACGCCAGCCCGTATGGCAGCCATCTTACGCGATGCCGCCATGGGCAACAGCCATGACTATCTAACCCTAGCCGAAGACATGGAAGAGCGAGACCTACACTATGCAGGCGTATTAGGCGTGCGTAAACGTGCCGTCATGACACTACCCATTACCGTAGAAGCCGCCAGTGACGACCCAAAAGACGTACAACTTGCCGACGACATCCGCCAGCTCATCAAAAAGCCAGACTTTCGATTCTTACTACATGACTTGCTCGACGGCTTAGGCAAAGGCTACTCAGTTGCCGAAATCGAATGGCAAACCACCGCCAGCAAATGGACACCAAAACACTACCACTGGCGTGACCCACGTTATTTTATCTATGCTCAAAACAACCCGAACAAATTGCGCATCCGCGATGAAAAAGACATGTTTGGCATTGCCATGCCAGCCTACAAATTCATCATCCATACACCACGCTTAAAAACAGGCATCCCCATTCGTGGCGGACTAGCGCGACTAGCCGCCATCAGCTACATGTGCAAAGCCTACACCATCAAAGACTGGCTCACCTTTGCCGAAATTTACGGCGTGCCCATGCGCCTTGGCAAATATGGCCAAGGTGCCAATAAAGACGATATCGCCACCTTAAAACGTGCTGTTTTCAGTCTCGGCACCGATGCCGCCGCCGTTATCCCAGAATCCATGCAGATTGAATTTCAAAACCTCGTCAACGCCACCAGTAATGGCGACCTATTCAAAAACCTCGCCGAATGGTTAGACAAGCAACTCTCCAAAGCCATTCTCGGTCAAACAGCCACAACAGAAGGAACAACTGGCAAACTCGGCAATGACAAAGCCCAACAAGAAGTGCGCGAAGACATACGAGACAGCGACGCCTTCGAGCTTGCCAACACCATCAACCGCGATCTAATTAAACCTTACATCGACCTTAACTACGGCGTACAAGAAAATTACCCGCAACTAACGATTCGTAAGCAAGACTCAGCCGACTTAGAAGCACTCGCCAAAAACCTAGCCGTACTGGTACCCCTAGGTTTGCGAGTCTCAGAATCAGAAGTGCGCGACAAATTCGGACTATCCGACCCAAAACCCGACGAAATCATCCTCGGACAACAACCCCTACAAACCGCCACCAACGGTCAAAAAGCGACCACATCGGCGCATTCGCAAAGCTGCGGTTGCGGCTGTCAAAGCAAAGCCATCAATAGTGAGCAAGCACCAGAACCAACAGCAACCACGCATATTTTGGAACACCTACAAACCGTCATGAATCCTCTGCAAACCAGCTTTATCGACCAAATTCGTGAACTGGTTAACACCGCCACTGACTTTGAAGACCTACAGGTCAAGCTGCTGCAAATGGCACAACAAGACATCAGCCAGCAAGCCGATATGCTTGCCAAAGCCATGACATTAGCCGAACTGGTAGGACACACCGACATCATCGACGAGGCAATCAATGGCTGACATTAATGCATTTAAGCTAGATTTTGACAAAGCCATCGACTTTTTCAAACAAAAGCTACGTCTACCAACCGCCTCATGGACAGATATTTGGCAACAACAACACGATGCCGCTTTTGTCGTGGCAGGAGCCATGCGTGATGACATGCTTGCCGACTTTCAAACCGCCATCATGAAAGCGCTCAAAGGCTCCACCCTTGAAACCTTCCGCAAAGACTTTGACGCCATCGTCGCCAAATACGGCTGGGACTACAACGGTGGGCGCAACTGGCGCACCCGTGTCATTTATGAAACCAACCTAGATATGGCTTATGCCGCAGGACGCTACCAACAACTGCAAACAATTAAACGCACCAACCCATACTGGCGATACAAGCACAGCCTGCGCACTGAAAATGCACGCCCAGACCATCTCAGTTGGAGTGGACTCGTTTTATCAGCAGATGACCCCTGGTGGAATACCCACTATCCGCCCAACGGATGGGGCTGCAAATGCCGTGTTTACAGCGTCTCAAAAGGCGAACTGGAACGCATGGGTAAAACAGAACCAGACCAAGCACCAGAAATCATCATGCAGGAAAAGCTGGTTGGCGTTCGTGGCGCAACCCCAAGACTGGTACAAACCCCAGAAGGCATTGATCCTGGCTTTGCCTACAATCCAGGCAAAGCCTACTATCAAGGCCATGCCATCAAACCAGCAGCCACACCCAACAACAAAGCCTGTAATAGCATTGATGAACCATGTAATCCGTGGAAGTCATTCTTTATTGATAAACTCAACCTTATCCCGCGAATACCAGCCAGAGATTTACCAAAGCAGAGCTACGCGCCTGAAAAAATCATGGAGCAAGGATTAACCGACACCGATTATTTAACCGCATTCATGGCAGAGTTCAATGCCAAACCTAACGAAGTTGTTTATTTTCAAGATGCCATCGGCAGTCTGCTACCCATCAGCAGAGAACTTTTTATCAACCGATCTAATGGCGAGCTTAAAATCCAGAAAAACGGACGTGAGCAATACCTACTACTGCTGGCAGATACCATCAAAAATCCGCAAGAAATCTGGATTGATGTGGTTGATCGTGGCGACAAACTACTCATCAAACGCCGATACATCAACATCTACGCCAATGATGCAGGTGAAGTAGCAGGGCTTGCTGTATTCGATTTGGTTGGCAATGAATGGCGTGGCACCACATTGTTTAACCCAGCTATTCAACCAGACAGAAAGCTTATTGATTATGAATATATAGATCAGAAGGTAAGACAAGGACTAAAAGTATTTGAGAAAAAGTAACCTGATCATGGTGTCACTCACAGGCAGCAATCGTAAGAATAGGAGCACCCCCCGCCCAAAGCCATTACTTTTTCTCTGAACTAATTCTACAACACCTATATATATGAGGCAATATAATGGCAAACATCACCATCTCCTTTAACGATAAAGATGTCAATCAAGCGCTTCATGCACTGCAAGAAAAAGTCATCAACCTAAGACCCATGCTTTTAAAAATTGGGGAACTACTTCAAGAATCAACTGAGGACAGGTTAAACTCTGGCAAAAATTTTGACCCAACTGGTAAACCTTGGGTTACGCTTCAGCCGTGGTACCAAGAACAAAAGAAAAGGAATCAGGGCAAGATACTATCCCTAAATGGTCATCTTGCTGACTCAATCAACCAAGAAGTTATTAACGGCAACACAGTCATTGTCGGTACTAATAAGGAATATGCAGCCATTCACCAGTTCGGTGGTGCCATTAGACCTAAAACTGCTAAAGCCTTAAATGTTGGCGGTAGAGCCGTGAAAAAAGTAACTATCCCAGCACGTCCTTTTTTAGGTGTCAGCAACCAAGATAAAGAAAACATTCTCGACGCAGTTTTGGATCACATGGCTGCCGCCTGGCGATAAAAATGGGACATTTTAGCCCCGTCTTATTTTTTCACCTATTGAAACGCCTTTTCACAACTCCAATCCCACCACATCCCAGTTATTCCTGACTCATCCCATTTATCTCGCAGTCACTGTTTAAACATCTCAGAGGGTTTCATAATCTGCAATCAACGCAACCTTCTCTCGTGTAAAGGTGTACCTTCTTTTCAATATTGATCGTTTTGTGAGTCAGCAACTCGCCTGCTGGACAACGAA